CCGCTTCACACTTCTGCCCTGGATGATCCGCTTCGAGCAGGCGTTCTCCGACCTTCTTCCCCGCGGCCAGGTCGCAAAGTTCAATGTCGACGCCTTCCTTCGTGCCGACACACTCACCCGCTACCAGGCTCACGCAATCGCACTCCAATCCGGCTTCCTCACACTCGACGAAGTACGCGCCCTCGAGGATCGCAACCCGATCGAAAGCACCGAACTCGACGCCGGCCCTCTGGAAGTAGACCCGAACCAGGAGTTTATAAATGACTGAAACCCGCGCCTACGAAATCGACCTCGAGGTACGTCGCTCCGCTAACGAACGCATCATCGCCGGGATCGTCGTCCCTTACAACGTCGAGCAGCGCATTAACCGAAGCCTCACCGAAATCTTCCTCCCCGGAGCATTTCAAGCCGTCACCCGCGCAGCGCACCGCGTCAAACTCCTCACCCAGCACGACGCCTCTCAGCTTCCCGCAGGCCGTGGTCAACTCTTGAAAGAAGAAGCCCGCGGCCTTTACGGCGAGTTTTACGTCTCAAAAACCCAGCGCGGCGACGAACTCCTCGAGCTGGTACAGGATGGAGCGGTCGACCAATTCTCGGTAGGTTTCGTCCCGCTGAAAGACAACCGCCGCCAGGACGGCGTCGTCGAACGAGTCCGCGCCCACCTCGCCGAAGTCTCACTCGTTACGTTCGGCGCATACGGCGAAAAAGCACTCGTCGAAGCAGTCCGCGAAGAATCCCAAACCCCAAATCTCGATGCAGTCCGCGCACTCCTCGAAGGCTTGAAGTGAAATCGCTGGCTCATACCGTGACGACGACAGCGTCCCGCGTCATCACATCCGAACCCCTGACCCGGATGGTCTGGCTTCACGTTCTCGGAAATGGCGTCGTCTACGTCGGCGGCTCCGACGTCACAAGCTCTAACGGCCTACTCACCGAAAAAGCAGCCGCACCCCAAGCTCTGACGATCCCATCGGGCGAAGAACTCTGGGCGGTAGTCGACACAAGCACCGAAGAACTCCGGATCCTTGTGCAGGGCGACTAATGCCGTGGCATATTGAAACCGATAATGCCGGGTGCTCCGGATACGCCGTCGTCAAAGACGAAAACGGCGAAATCGAGGGTTGTCACCGCACCCGCGGCCAAGCCGAACGCCAGCTTGCCGCCCTCTACGCCGCCGAACCTCAGGCGGCCGAAATGGATCGCGCCCTTGAACGCATCGCTGGCGGCGACCCGCTCATCGTGACCGATATTGACGGAACGATCCTTGCGGCCGGAAACCGGCCGATCCGTTCGGTCATTGACGAAATCAACTCCCTTGACGCCGAGGTGTACGTTCTCACTGGCCGCGATGAATCGCGCCGCGCTGAAACTGAGCAGGCACTCGCCGACGCAGGCCTTCGATACGAGGAGCTCGAAATGGTCGGTAGTCAGGCCGCGAAGAAACCGCAAATCGACGAATGGCTCGCCGAGTACGACATCGTCGCGGCCTATGAAAACGACCCGGAGATCCGCGCCTATTACCAGGATAAAGGTGTGCCGCTGGGCCGCTTATCGCGGATCGCTGAGGTCGAAGAAATACTCGCAGAGCTTCGCGCTAAGCGTTATTCTTAAATCAGCGGCACCCCGCACGAGACACCCCGCCGATGGGCGGCACCTCTCCAGAACGGCACCCCGAGACCCCAAAAAGCCCTTTCCTACTGGAGAAAATCATCCATGAACGCCTTTCTCGCCAAGCTGCAAGAGCAGCGCAGCGCCAAGACCGGCCTCATCGACGCAACGCTCACCCGGGCGGTCGACGAGTCCCGTGACATCACCGAAATTGAACTCGCCAATATTCAGGCTTTGAAGCTTGAAGTCGAGAAGCTCGACGAGCGCATCGCTCAGATCGCCGACATTGAGGCCCGTAACGCCGCTAATGCCGAGATCGCCGCGAAGCTCGAAGCAGCCTCACCGGTCGAAACCCGCCAGGGTGGCTTCCGCGTCACCTCAGAGGAGCAGACCTACCACGAGCGCAGCGCCAACGACTTCCTCGCCGACGCAATCGCCGCAGAGTTCGGCGGCTCGTACGAGGCTCGCGAGCGCATCGCCCGCTACCAGAACGAAGTCCGCCTCGAGAAGCGCGACTCCGGTACCAGCAACTTCGCTGGCCTGGTCGTCCCGCAGTACCTCGTGTCGCAGTTCGCGCAGCTCCGCCGCGCTGGCCGCCCGGTGCTCGACATCTCAACGAACTCGGCTCTCCCCGCCCAGGGCATGACGGTCAATATCGGCCGCCTCACCACTGGCGTCACGAGCTACGTTCAGGCTTCGGAAAACACCGCACCGACCGAATCGTCCCCGGATGACACGCTCCTCACCGTGAACGTGAACACCGTCGCCTCGATGTTCGACCTGTCGAAGCAGGCCGTCCTTCGCGGCACTGGCATCGAGACGCAGCTCCTCGGCGATGCGATCCGTTCCTACCAGACAAAGCTCGACGGTCTTGCGATTAACGGCTCCGGCTCGAGTGGCGAACACCGCGGCATCCTGAACACTTCAGGAATTGGCTCGGTGACCTACACCGACGCGAGCCCGACCTGGGCAGAGTTCTTCCCGAAGCTCGTGGAAGCAGTGCAGAGCATCTCGAGCAACTTCTACGGCGGAGCGACCCATATCGTCGCTCACCCGTCGCTGATCGGATGCTGGCTCCGCGCACTGGACTCGACGAACCGTCCGATGTTCTCGCCGACCGCTGGAAACCCGTTCAATGCTCCCGGCACCTACGACCGCCCCGAATACATGGGTGGCGGCTTGCAGATCCTCGGCATCCCGGTCGTCGCTGACGCCAACGTCCCCACGGATCTCGGCACCGGCACGAACGAGACCGCCGTCATTGTCGGCGATTTCCGCGAGAGCTACATTTGGGAGGACAACGGCGGCTCACCGCTTTACGTCCGTTTCGAGCAGCCCGACGGAAACATCGCGATCCGCACGGTCGTCTTCGGCTTCTCGGCTTACACCGCCGGCAAGTACCCGACGGCGTTCGCCAAGATCACCGGCACCGGCCTCATCACCTCCACCTGGGCATAGTCCCCTTGCCTAGTGTTCCGGGTCGTGCAGAGCGACCCGGGACGCGAGCATCATGCTGAACGACGCGCTAATCCGAGCCTATAAAGCAGAGCTAGAGGGCTACCTCCGTCGAGGTCTTACCGACCGCGCTGAGGCGGTAGTCGCGCAGTTAGTCGCCCTCGGGTGCGAGGAGTTCCTTTCGACGAAGCTCTCCTCGGCTCTGTCGCCCGAGGGCGACGCCACTCCTAAGAAAAAACCCGCGGCTAGAAAGGCTCCGAAACGTGGCAATAGTTAACGGCTACGTCACTCTGAACGAGCTGAAAGCCTACCTCGACATCCCAACCGCGGACTCCACCGAAGACTCGCTCCTCGAGCAGATCGTCGAAGCCGCATCCCGCTCAATCGACCGGATCGCCGGCCGCAGCTTCAACCTCGACTCGGCGGCGACCGCCCGCTACTACCGAACGAATGACCCTTACTCTTGTCTCGTCGACGACATCGGCTCCACGACAAGCCTGTCGGTCGCCCTGGACACTTCTGGCGGCGGCACCTATGCCACGACGGCCGTCTATAACACCGACTTCATCGTCGAACCTTTGAACGCTCTGGCCGAAGGCCGTCCGGTCACGCTTCTCACGATGGTCGGCGCCTATATGTTCCCCTATCCGTGGAACTTCCGCCCCGGTGTTCGAGTCACCGCTAAATGGGGCTGGCCGTCAGTGCCCGACGACGTAGTCGAAGCCTGCCTCATTCTTTCCGCCGATCTCTACAAGCGTAAAAGCTCCGTCGGTGGCGTCCTGGGTCTGTCCGAAATGGGTGCGATCCGAATGTCGCCGCTCGGCCGTGACATCGCCGCGATGGTACGCGCCTACCGGCGCGAGGTCATTGGGTGAGCGCCACAATCTCCACACTCCGAGAGAACGCCGCGACGCTCCTCGACAGCATTACGGCGATCCGCAAGGTCTACGACTACATCCCGGACACCGCACCGCCGACCCCTTGCGGCATTATTGGGAACGTCTCGGTGCAGTGGGATGACTCCATGCAACGCGGCCTCGACAACTACACCTTCGAGGTTTATGCCGTCGTCTCCCGAATGAGTGAACGCTCCGGGAGCGACGAGCTGAACGATCTTCTCGCCGGTTCGGGCGCTGGCTCCGTGAAAGCAGCTCTCGAAGGCGGCACTCCTGTCCGGTCGCTGAATGGTGCAGTGTCGACCGTGAGAGTCACGACCGCGACCCCGATCTCCGTTACGATGGGGGGAGTGGACTTCTTCGCTTACCGCTACGAGGTAGAGGCTTATGGCTAATTACAAAGTCGCATCGGACAACGTCGCAGGCAAAAAGCCTGGCGACGTCATCACCGAGCAAGAGCTCGAGGGCTGCAACATTGACGCCCTCGTCGAGGCCGGCCACATCGTCGGCGAAACCAAATCCAGCAAGGCCGAAAAGGAGTAAAGTATGGCCGTATTCGTCCTCCAGGACGCGAGTGTCACCGTGAATGCGGTCGACTTGAGCACCTATGTCACCTCTATCACCCTCAACTATGACCGTGACGCAGTCGAGGTGACGGCGATGAGTTCAAGTTCTACCGCCGGGCATGTTTTCACGGGCGGCTTGCAAAACATTTCGTGCGACATCACGTTCAACCAGGACTTCGCCGCGACAAAAGTGGCGGCCACCCTGGACGCTCTCGTCGGCACCACAACGACCGTTGTTATCAAGCCGACCTCGGCCGCAGTGTCCGCGACGAACCCTTCGTACACAATTTCCAACACATTCTGCAACGGCACCCAGCCTGTCGCCGGTTCCGTGGGCGACCTGGCCGCCATGAGCGTTAGCTTCACCGGTGGGTCACTCGTCAAGGCGACGACCTGATCCATGCTCCTCGTAACCGTCCGGCAGAGGGACGGCCGCGAGGGGACGTTCCCCGTGTGGCCCAGTGTCGAATACGCCTTCGAGGCAGATACCGACACCCCTAAAAGCATCTCCGAAATCTGGGCTGACGAAGCCCCGAAATCGTGGCATTACAAACTCGCCTATTTCGCAGCTCTCAAAGGTGGAGCGGTACAGCTCGGCGAAGTGTTCGACAAGTGGATCGATATGGTCGTCGGAATCGAATACTCGAGGGGTGACGACCAGGGAAACCCTATCGCGGAGGCCCAGCCTCCGAACTAATAGCCCTCATGGCCTTAAAAACCGGGATAGCACCTATGCAACTACTCGAAACTCCCCCAGAGATCTTCGACCATATGGTGCGCTACACCCTCGGCCGCGGCATGGAAACTAAATCCGACTGGGAACGCCTCAACGAGGAAATCCTCTAATGGCTGCCGGCACTTTCGGTTACCGCTACACCGGTGCCGGGGCAGTCAAAATCGAAGGCCTCCGCGAAGTGAACAAAGCACTCAAAGACCTCTCGGACGACCTGAAGAACACAATGAAGGAAACGCACCTCGAGGCCGCGAAAGTCGTCCTCCCGGAGGCGGTTCGCCTGGCACCGTTCCGCACCGGGGCGCTCGCCGCGTCTCTCCGAGCGACAGCAACCCGCACCGGCGGCCGCATCCGCGCCGGCGCTTCCGCCGTACCGTATGCAGGGCCGATCCATTTCGGTTGGCCGGCGCGACGTATCAAACCGCAACCGTTCGTTTATGAAGCACTCGACCCGCGCCGCGACGAAGTGATCGACGTTTATACGAAACGACTTAATCACCTCATCGAGCACTATGGCATCGCAACCGATAAAGCCGGCAACGTCTTCGCAGGAAACTAGGCTCTAGGTATGGCGCGGCAAAAATCCATTTCGATCCCCATTACCGGGAACAATGCTCCGCTTCGCAAAGCGCTCAAAGACTCCGAAAAGCAGCTCACCGCGTTCGGCAAACTCCAAAAGAATTGGGGAGCCGCTACCGCCGCCGCGTATGGCGTCGCCGGATCGGCCGTCGGCAAGTTCGCGATGGACTCCGTTCGGGCCGCGATGGAAGACCAAAAAAGCCAGGCGCTTCTCGCCGACCAACTCCGCAAAACGGTAGGCGCCACCTCGAACGCGATCGCCTCGAACGAGAAGTTTATCGAGACGCTCACGTACTCGAGCAACGTGACCGACGATCAACTTCGCCCGGCGCTCGCTCAGCTTGTCCGCGTCACCGGCGACACAACTTCCGCCCAGAAACTTCTCGCCGCAGCCGTCGACGTATCCGTCGGCTCGGGACGTGACCTTTCCAGTGTCGTCACCGCAGTCGGCAAAGCGGTACAAGGGTCAACGGGCGGCCTCGCCAAGCTCGGCATCCAGCTCGAAGGCTCAGCCGCCAAATCCGGCGACCTTAATGCGATCATGGCCGAACTCAATGCCAAGTTCGGTGGAGCCGCAGCCGCGGCAGTCGACACGACCGCCGGCCGAATCGAAAACCTCAATGTTCGTTTCGACGAAATGAAAGAAACAATCGGGACGCAACTTCTCCCGGTTGTCGCTGACCTTTCCGAAAAGCTCCTCGGGATCGCCACCTCCGCCCAAGAAAAGAACGTCGGCGGCCTCGCCAAAAATCTCGGCGGCCTCGCGCTCGAGCTGGAAAAAATCACCGATCCCGCCGGCTGGCTGGCATCATGGATTAAAGACCAGCTCCCCTGGGAAAAAGCCGCCGTCAATGTCGACGACCTTAAAACGAAATACCAGGATCTTTCGACCGTCCTCACGCACCTCCCCGGAGCGATGAATCAAGTGACAGCAGCCGCGGCCGACCTCGCCGACGAAGAAGCCCGGCAGCAAAGGCTCGTCGGCTACATGAGAGACGACTACCAGCAGCTTTCCGACGTACTTCTCAAGCAGGCCGCGGATTACAAGAAGCAGCAAGAAGAAGCAAGCAAAGCTAGCAAAGCAACCCAAGCCGACAAGGCGGCGGAACGGAAGGCGTACCGCGAAACCGCCAAAACGCTCCGCGACGACCTCAACAAGGCGCTCGCCGACTCCAAAACGCAGCTCGAGGACGCCCGTCAAGCCGCCCAGGACTTCGGCGACCAGTTCGCTTACAGCTTCGGCGTTTCGCTCGCCGGCGCATACTCAACCGCCCAGGACTCCGAGGAGAACTACACGGACGCTCTGAAGGCCCGTAAAGACGCCTATGACGCCCTTGACGTAGCGAAGCAGGGAAGCGACCTAAACGCCTATCTCAAGGCGCTACA